TGTCTATTAATCTTTCAACTTTTATACCTTGTTTAATATAAGCAGAAAATTGTGAAAAACTATTCCATTCTTTAGAACTGCTAAGACGTAGTGCAACATTAGCAATACCAGCTTGGTCAAATTCATAAGGAATATCACGACCTAAATTGTTTTGCTCGTTTACATATACAATTTCATGTTCGGGTCCATCTTGGTGACTACTGCGTTCTGCATCATATTGGTAATAATCTGTAATTGCATCAAAAGGATTTAAATTTTTTCCTTCAGGCCAAGGCTCTGATACAAATTCACTAAAATCAGTAACAATATCAATATTATTTAAGCCTGGAAAATTACCTGTAGCTGGAATACTTATAGTATCAGTATCTTTATAACCACTACCTCTTTGATTTATTTCCCATGTAGCACCAGCGTAATCACTTGAATCTACTTTATTGTATATTTTTAAATTAATAGTTAAGCCTGTTCCATTACCGCTTGTTGTCGTTGCAAGGTTTGTATGGACAACTGGTTCTACATCAGCTTCTTTCATTTCATATTTAATCATTCCATAATAAATTCCTGGTTTTAAAGGTTGTCTTGTTCTTGATTGTTTAACAACAAAAGGTCCAACACCATATCTAAAACCATCATCACGATCTATATATGGATGTTTATAGGGATCACCTACTGTAATACTAGATTCTTGCTTCAAAGGATCATTTACATCCCTATTCCTATTACCAATATATTCATTCCAATAAGGATGATTTTTTTGATTTCCCCATTGCCAAGCACTGCCATTACTACCTTTATATTGTATTCTTGCAGTTTGCCTACCTCTTGTTAAATCATCTACTGTAGGTGTTCTTCTACCTACTTCTATCCATCTTGTAGATCTTGGTATAAAACCATCAGTATTTGTTAGTAATTTATTAACTTTTCCCCCATCTGTATCAGTTGGCAAATCACCTAAAAACCATTCTGTATTTGAAGCGTCACCACTTCTTAATTTTTCTTCAGATCCTTTAAAAAATACATCAAATTTTTGTTCATTAGGTTTCGCTTCATAACTTAATAACTCCCCAGAAGCACTTAAAATTCTAATAGGATTATTCCTATCAATAAAGTCTTCTTTTACTAAATTACCAGGAAAAGGTATAAACCTAAATTCAAATTCTTTTCGAGGACTGCTGTAATGGTTAATTCTTATAAAATTATATTGTGGTTGAGGTGAATTTCCTCTAACACCAAAAGGTATTCCTTCATCTATATAATTCCAATCTACTGTAGTAATACCTGCTTCTCTTGCCTGTAATCTAAAAAAACTATATCTTGTAAGATATTTACTCATACCTCCAAGAGAAATACTACCATTTTCATCGTTGTATCTTTTGACAACACCATCTGTGGTGTCTTCATTTACTTTATCAGTGCCAACGGCTCCAGGGTGGCTATTTACATTAGGAAAACTTGTTACCTGTTTAAAAACTTTTGATTTTAAACCTATTTCTGTTACATCACACGCTTTACTATTACTGATAGTTCCTATCGCACATTTTTGTATAGTTAATAATTGATATCCTTTATGAGCACCTTTTAACCCTGCTGTACCACCTCTAACATCAATTTTACCAGGTTCATCAACTTTAAAAACACAGTCTTGATAATGACTTGATGTCCATATTGGTCTACTCTTGCTGATGCAAACAGCTAAAGCTGATCCTATTAAATAAGATTCACCTACTTGAATTGCATCATCTGATTCTTCTCTTGAAGCATCAACAGCAGATTTAACATCTTCTACACCCCAAGGATCAAAATTTTGACCAAATTCTGTTTGAGGGTCCATATCTCCGATTGTATATTGTATCTTTTTATCTTTTTCAACTAATAAATTCCTTCTATCATTCTGACTGCCATCATATTTTAATATTGAGGCATACCTTGGAAAATTTGTTTTAAGTTTTCTTCTTTTTGTATCAACATCCTTTGCATTTTGTTCTTTTAGATTTTTTTGTTTTAAAACTAACTCATAAGGAACTCTATATCTCATCGAGTTTGGCATCGGTGAATATACACCGAATTGTGTTTGTGTATTAGGTGTTCTTGTTCCGCTTACGATAGTATTTGTTTCTCCAGTGTTTTGATCCCAATCAACAGCAATAATATCTTCAAAGGGAGGGCCTTGAGTTTCACCTGAGTTTTGTGGTCTACTATGTTCTCTTTCTAAAGTACCTTCTGAATATTTTTCTGGTCCTTCCTGTGGCCTTCCACCATTTGTCATTACATATAAAGCTAATTTTTTATTTATATAATTTTTAAGTAATAAATCACCTATTGCATAACCTGCGAAATCAGGCTTAGATGCAAGATCACCAAGGCCAATCATAAATAAAGCCTTTAACTGTTGCCCCGAACCTAGGCTTAACATTTGTGACCATAAAAGCCTGGTATTAATACGAACACCACCATAATATATTTTAGAATCTCCATTAACTTCAGTTTCCTGTTTAGTAAAAACAAGAGGTATAATTTCACCTAATTTTGCAAGTTCCTGTACTGAATTAAAACCTGTTTGTGGTGCAAATCTTTTTGGCCCTGTTTGACCAGCAGTTGTAAGACTAGGAGGAGTTTTTGGTGCTCTAGGTTTTGGTGTTAATAAAACAGAAACAAGAGTAAGAATAATTCCTAAAACTAATTGAGTAGCAATTTGACTACCAGCTATAGCAGAAACTATACCACCGACAAACGGCATATTTACTACATAAGGAATCTCGTCATATTCTTTAGGTCTTTTTCCGTTATATGCTTGTGCTAATTCTATAAAATACCAATATTCATCTTCTGTAATACCTACTGTTTTACATAATTCGATTTCTGCGGGGAGTAAGACCCTACGACCTCCAGGCCGTCTAAAGGACTCCATCTTACCTCCGATTCTCCGCAGTTTATCCATCCTTCCTCGTAATAGACAGCAAGACCAAATCCATATTTAGATTTACATAATGCAACTGTACCTATATTAAACTGTTTTGTCTCGTTTCCCCACCTTTCAAGTTCTTCCTTGAATATTTTATAATCTTTTTTACGAAATCTTCTGTACCAATCTCGAGTGGGTTCTGGTGAATTTATTCCGTAATATTTTAAAACTGTTCGTGCCAAAGATAAACAATCAGCTGCATGATGTTTAATAGGATCAGCACCCAATCTATAAGGTAAACCAATAAGTTGATGTGGCTTCATCTATTTTGAATATCACTTGATACAGGTAGTTTACCAACAACTTCCGTAGTTAAAACTAAACTTGG